AGGATGGCAAGCGTGTCTATACAACTGACGTTGTAGCCGACAGTATTCAATTCTTAGAGCCGAGAAATGCATCAGGAGGCTCACAGGGCGTATCAAACTATGAATCTAGTACAAATACAAGTGGAACCTATCAAGAGGCTCCACAAGGGCAGAATTACGGTAATAATCAGCCGAGTTATACAAGGGTGGATGAAGATCCGTTTGCGAATAGTAAGGGGCCAATAGGAGTTAGTGAGGATGATCTCCCCTTCTAAATAATTAATCGAGGTGATACACATGCCAACATTAAGAAAAATCACCAAGGCTTTGGGATGATATTACAACTGATGAATCAGATATTACGCGTAAATTTTTAGATATTACTTCTAGAATCCTTGAAGTGGATCAGTGGGAAAACACTGATTCTTGGGAAGAGCTTTTTGAGGAATTTTATCTGTTAGGTAAGTTGCTTGGTTTCACATGGGAGCAAGTCGAAGAAGCTTACTACCTAAGAATAAGGTCAATCATGAGCGTCAAAACGCTGGTTATTAATTAAATGCACGCTGCTGGTAGAACGGCATTAGGTTGTTTTATCAGCAGACTTCTAAGAGTGTTGACAGGAGGGCAAACATGAGCAAAGCAAAATACGGTAATAAAAAAGTTGTGCATGACGGAATTACATTCGATTCAGCGATGGAAGCAAAATATTATGATCACTTGAAGCACCTACAAGTACAAGGTATTGTGACCTCCTTTGAATTACAGCCAAGGTTTGTATTGTTGCCGAAGTTCGAAAAGAACGGCAAGAAATATCGTGAGATTGGTTACAACGCTGATTTTACAGTTCATTATGCAGATGGTCATACAGAAGTGGTTGATATCAAGGGAATGGTTACACAGCAATTCGAATTGAGGAAGAAGTTATTTGAATACCATTTTCCGCACGAATTAAAGCTTCTGACGTATTCAAAGATTGATGGTGGTTGGATAACTCATGATGAACTTAAAAAGGCTAGGAAAGCACGTAAGGACCTGAAAGAGAAGCAATTAATAGGCAGGTGACAATTGAGTGGTCAGAAAAGTAAAAGGTAGATACATTCTATTCTCTCAAAAAGAACATGAAATGGTTCAACTGGATTTCACTCATGCTCAAATCGAAAAATTCATCGGTATGTGGGAAGCCGATTTCTCTCTTAATCTGATTTACCGAAAGTTAAATATTCATAAGGTTAGTGCAGCTCTAATTGCAATGGATTTGGAGTTACTAGGTGTAATTAAACCAAGGAAACATGGATTAATCGGCAAAAGGTTAGATGGTGATTATGATGATTGGTTTGAAGAGTTTAAAGAGAAAAAAGAATCTGGGTTGTTAGGGAAGATGAAAGTGGTTAGTTGAAAGATTTTGTGCAGTAAAAAAGATGGGATTTCCCATCTTCAATAATATACTTTTAAGGTTGTTGAAATCCAAATATGCCCATTAATAGTGCATACAGAAAAACAATAGAAAGGAACGAATTGAACAGTATAAGAATCATTCGGATATTACCTTTAATACCAAAGAAGGCGCTTATTATACCCAATACTCCAATAATTAATGGTGTGAAAATGCCTATATCGTAGAGAAAATCAAAAAAGTCAAATCCAAACATAAGAAAGTTCAACATAAAACAAAAGAAAGATAAACCTGTGAAAAATTTTCCTTTCAATATTATCACCACCATCTAAGTTGTTTTGAGTATTTGTTAAGTAAGTTATTAGATATTGTTAAACATCCAATATTTGGAGATTTATTTAATGAAAGGATAACATAATTAGGTGTGATTTAAAACTATGAACATATTTTAATTCTGAACACTTTGATTAAAAAGTTTGGTGGGGATTAACCTACCAAACTTCTAGTTAGATCGGAATTTTTTTAATAGCAATGGTGATAGAACTACCAAGAGAATAACTATCCAAATCAATTTATTTGGCAAAACCATTACATTCCAAAAGATAGAAATAACATTAGCCATACTTTCTAACATAAAGGATAAATCGAACATGATTCACCAACTTCCTTTTTAACCAAATTATAGCATATTAGTAGATTTAGAAAAGAAAAAGCCGTAGCGTCGTCACACGCTACAGCTCGAATTGGTTGCCCTTTGATGGTGTTCACAACTCTAGTATATCACACCGTAGGAGGGCAAACCTATGAAACAAGGGCAAATTAAAGTTACAAAAGAGGATTTACTACAATGGATTGAGAATTATCGATGGATGGTTGAAACGATTGAGGAAGCACGACAGCCAGTAGCGAAAGCTGATAACAACAGCTATATCGGGGCTAAAACTGCTATGTATGGAATTGAGGCAACACTACCAAAAGCAAGTGGTGGGACAAGCGATCCAGTATTTACAGAAGTTCAACGTCGCGTATATTCTTTAAACTATAGGATTAAGGAATATGAGAAAAAAATTGCAGAGGTGCAAAAACGTATTCCTCTTGTAACTGGTGACAGAGAGGTTGAAGTACTTCACAGATTGCTTGATGGGGATAGCATGAGAGCAATTGGTAAGCACATGAAATTATCCAGTACGACGATATTTAGGGTCAGAAACAATATATTAATTCAGATGATGAAGTAGCCGAAAGGCTGCTTCTTTTTAAAACATTTATTCAACAAACGGGCCATATTATTGAATAACATTCTTTTATAAAAAAATTACCAAACGACGCTTTGGGAAGGTTATACTTCAACTAACAGGTGCAGTTGTTGAATAAGCGCTGCGCTTTAATTGGATTATATCGGAAAAAGTGTATGCTAAAATTTGAACAAAATAAATTTATATGTAGGGAGATGACTACTTTATGAAAAAGAGAATTTCTATAGGATTAACAACGATAGCTATCATTACTTTTGGTGTTTTTATTTATTATGGGTCTTTGACCGAGGCTAATAAGGAAACCGACAGTATTGTAACAGATAAAGATGGAGAAGTAGTAGAACCACTTAGTGGTAACAACGATAATATAGGTCATTAATACACATTAATATCGGTAGACATTTTTCTTGACGTTCTATTTGTACCAATACTCTCTTAAGCAATCGGGCGCGTTTATTTAGGAACGCGTCTTTTTCATTTAAAGGGCCATTTAATTGAATAAAATATAACAATTAAATTGGACTTAGAGATTGTGAAGAAAAGTATCTAAACTAACGGGGCAGGTTAGTTTAATAATCAGTTAGAAACTTTTACTCTTTAGGTTCGTATATAGTTTATTAACAATATTGATTTTGCAAAATAACATAATATATGAGGTGTATAAAAATGTATAAATATATGTATGTAGAAGCAAAGGTTTCTGGTTTATTTATAATGGAGAGTCATAGGGAATTAATCGATAAGTATAGTAAAGAAGGCTGGAGATTTGTTGCTGCTATTCCTAAAAGTAGTGGGTCATATGGTCAAATTAAAGCAAACGATTTGGTTTTTGAAAAATATGAAGAGGAACAATAGATTTCTTTTTTAGGTATTAATAAAAGATGAAACGTCGAATAAACTTCCTATTGGAACTGAAAATGAATTTGTTGAAGAGAAAAATGGTGGGATCAATGAATACACAGATTATAAGGAACAATTCGTAAAAGGAATCTATGAGAAAAGGAAATAATTCCTTGTTGCAAAACGGTATGCTTACTTTAAAAAGCAAAAGACAAATCACCGTTTTGATATTCAGCAATCGGGCGCGTTTCTTTAAGGAATGCGTCTTTTTTTATTAAAGGGCCAGATTGTGGTATAACTCTCACATGAAATATTTGGATATTCATGTTAAGGTTTAATTAAGTTTGTGAAGCAATGTTCTTAAACTAACTGCTCAGTTTAGTTTAATAAGCAGGTACTTTCTGTAGGTTGTCGAATTAATTTCTAGAAATGTAAAGGAGGAGGGCAACATGAAAAATAAGTATAAAAAATTATTGATTTACTTATTTTCAATCGTGGTCATAATGATTATTTCTTTTGGTATTTATCAATATTCGACTCACTTTCCAACTCGTGATGAAGCAATTGAAAAATATATAACAACAGTGTTTGAAAATGATTCTACACATTTAATAGATGTTGTTGAAACAGATATTTCTAATACTTATTATTTATTATTAAGAACAAATGGTTCAGATGTTATTAATACGACATCAAACGTGAAAATCCAAAATAACATATTTGGTTGGATAGTCACTGCTGGGTACGAAAGTGCGAATGTAGATTTTAGTAAACATCTAATAGATAGAGAAACTAACACATTAAAATAATTCGTAACAGTAATTGATAAATCATTGTTGTGCTTACTGAATGCTTTAGTTCAATAACGATCTTCAACAATCGGGCGCTTTTCTGAAATAGGAAAGCGTCTTTCTTCATGGAAAGGGCCAGATTGTTGAGCAACATGAATAAATATTTATAATGCAATCGCGATTGTGAAGGCTTAAACTTAAACTAACGAAACAGGTTAATTCAACAAATATAAAACAAAGGTTAGGGAAAAAATGAAGACAAACGAAGAAGTAGCTTGGAGAATAATAAAAAACACTTTTGCTTATTTAAAGTACCTCACCCTTTCCAAAGAAGAAAAGACTGAAGTTAATATAAGTTTAGTTCAAGAAAAATATTGGTTCCAAGAATTAGTGATTGCTCAACCATCTATACTTAAATTGATAGAAGGAGATAAAGAAATCAGGCAATATTTTTCATCGAGAAAGATGGTTAGAAAATTGCTCAGGGATAAAGAGGAACGGCAGCGTTTTAAAGGGCTATTAAACGATAAATTAAACTAAGTGATATTCAACAATCGGGCGCGATTGTGGAACAAATGAAACAGATGTAACAAAAGGAACAAAAGGAACAAATGTAAAACATGTAGCATGTTTTGTGAAAGAAAAAATATGATGTAAACTCGGAGGTAGGTCGGTGCGGTAAGGTTTTCCTCTCTTGGTATTTATAAAAACCTAAATATTAGGGAAAGACAGACCGACGACAGACCTGCGCTTCGTAAATTAGTTCGGAGCAAGACATACACGGCCGGTCCATATTTTTTAAGAGATTAGACTCAGTTTAAATATTTGAGTTAAAAATAAGATGTTAAAATCATCCCCTTCATCATAATGGACTCCCTTCATTGAATAGTGTAATGACAAGGAGGATGATAAAATGGGTTTCGACAGTTTCAATAGAAGTGAAAAGGGATTAACTAATAAAAGAATTAGCAGAATTCATGATGATTGCGAAGAAAATTGTAATGACGAAATCAATCTTCAAGGAGTACAGGTACCACAACAACCTTTAGGTACAGGGCTTCCAGGATTTGCTTATATTTATGATACAACTGCACAACCAGCTATCCCGAATAATGGCCAAGTTACTTTCAATACAAATGGCAATATTACACCTGCAGGATTTGTAACACATGTACCAGGAACAGCACCTATCATTATAAATCAAACGGGTATTTATCTAATTACCTATGAATTGTTCGTTTCAGGTGGACCTAATGCATTTGCACTTTTCAATGGCGACAACCAAATAGCAGGTTCCAATTATGGTGACAATGCTGGTAACTCAACTGAAAATGGTCAAGTAATAACGCCTTTAAATGCATCAGATGTTCTAACATTAAGAAATATTTATATAAACCCAACAGCTTTAGTAAATGTAACTATTGGAGGCATTCCAGTTATCAGCGCTTCTATTGTTATTTTAAGATTAGCTTAATGGTTTTATTGCGAGTCACATCTAATTAAGGTGTGGCTTTTTGTATTTATATATTAATTTTGTTTTTACAATTTTGAAATTTGAAAGGAGTGGTTATCATGTGAACTTCGTCCACTTTCCATAATTTCAGTCAAACTTACTACATCAACAAAGTGCACGGAAATGCACTCTAAAACTAGAACACAATTCGTTACAAAATAACGTGGTATCGCTCTACCACGAGTCGGAAAAGAGCACTCGACAATTTACCACAATATCAAAGCTTTCATCTTCGGATGGAGGCTTTTATTATGTATTCGAAAGGAGAAAACAAATGAAACCACAAATTGAAAATAACTTTATGTACCATGCTCCAAAAGAAGGGCAGCCACAAAAGTATGAAGCTATTCGTGAAATGGCGAAAGAACTTGCTTATCTAATCGAGGAAGAGTGTCCAAACAGCCGTGAGAAGTCAGTTGCTATGACTAATCTAGAAACTGCTGTTATGTGGGCCAACGCTTCAATTGCACGTAATTAAGAGCCCTTCACAGGGCTTTTTCTTTTACTTTGAAAACTGCATCAAACAGCCAAAACGCTTTGTGATTAGAGGGCGGAGTATGGTGTGGTTTTGAGAGCAAAAAGTTATTACATATATTTCGCTTTCTAGGGTATGATTGGGCGGGGGTGACCAATTATGAATGTAGAATGGGGAAACATAGCTGACTGGGTTAGTGGGCTAGGTTCAATATTTGCTGCTATTATAGCTTTATACTTTGGCACTAGAGACAACAGGATAAAGTTAGATATTCAAATTATGAATGACAAATTCAGATCTTTTGAGAATGCTGGTCACGGCAATACTTATGATGTGTGTATTACCAATTTAAGAGTCAGAACCGTCCATATTCGATCCATAGGACTTTATAAAAGAACGTTCTTAAAGAAAAAAAGTTTATCCAAAGCAACCAATAGTGATCAAGTGCTGTTAGCATCCCTAACTCATGGGGATATGACGACAAAGAAATTCGATTTCAATAAAGCTAATTTGAAAAGTTTAACAGGATTAGGACCAAATGAATTGAAAAATTTATATATCGGGATAGAAGATATTTCAGGAAAAATACACTATAAAAAATTTACACCTTGATAAAAGGTGTTTTTATTTTGCCCTCAAAAGTGAGTATCGAGCAGTTTCATCCCCTTTTACTGCTAGGGCAACGGTACTTACTTTTGAGAGCAAATTTTTATTACATATATTTCATCTTCTAGGTTATGATTGGGTAAGTTGGGAGGTGAGTATAATGAAAAATAGTACTATGTTTATTCAACCGATTTTTGAATATAAACCAGAAGAATGGCAAGCTATGATTTATAGTTTTAATCCACAAAACCCAAGTGACAAACCATTGGTAGGATTTATGTTCCAAAGCGAGGAATATGCGACTGAATTTTTTGATTTATTAAGGGCTTATAATAACGGAGAATCAATTGATAAAGATAATAACATTAGATTGTCGATAATAATTGAAGATCCTGAAAATTATTCAGTATATATTTACCCGAGTGAAGATAGGAAATCGGTTACTGAGTTTATCGAATCGTCAGTGGAAGAATTAGGTGAAAATGTACAACCATTAATAATGCAATTAACTATGTGTAAATGGTTCCCATACGGAGAAAATTCAACTTTAAAAGCTTTCAGAGAAGTATATAAATCCGATATGGAAGTGGAACTTACAGCATTCACTGGAAATCGCAATACTGGCCATTTTGAAAAAGTTGATACTATTGAACCTATCATTAAAACAGACATACTAATTACAAATAGAAAATTGTTAGACAAAAATAGTATGGAAGCACAGCATTTTAAAAATTTTAAATAGTAATGAAAAGTCGCGTTTATTTTTGAACGTGGCTTTTTATTTTGTTTGTTGGAGGTGGTGTTTATGAGATATGGCTAATTGGGATGAAATTAAACTAGAGTGGGAAACCACAAAGATTACACTCGCTGATCTTGCTGAAAAGCATGATATAAAGCTAGGTACATTAAAAAGTCGAAAGAGCCGCGAAAAGTGGTCAAGGGATGCATCTAAAAAGGATGCAACCAAAACTAAGAAGGTTGCAACTATTTCTAGTAAGGATGCAACCGAAGAAAAACAGATAGGAGCCCCTAAAGGCAATACCTACGCTGTTGGAAACAAAGGTAATCCTAATCCACCAAACCAATTTACAAAACGGAACACTGCTGCTGTTACACATGGTTTCTTTCAAAAGTTCCTACCAGAAGAAACGCTTGAAATCATGGAAGCTATGAATGAGCGTACTCCAGCTGATTTAATTTGGGATCAGATACAAATACAATATGCTGCAATTATAAGGGCTCAACGTATTATGCACGTTGAATCGAAAGACGAAATGATAAAGGAGCTCAAAAAGGCAAAATACGATTACTATCCACGTTCTAAAGAAGATGGCGGAGGCGTAGAAAAGGCTGTAACAGAGGAAGAATATGAATTCCAATTCGCATGGGAACGACAGGCGCAACTACTCACTGCTCAATCAAGAGCAATTGGGGAGTTGCGTTCTTCTATTCGTCAGTTTGTTGAGATGGCTGATCAGGATGATGAACGAAGATTGAAGCTGAAGCAGATGCAGTTGAACATCGATAAGACAAAGGCTGAAATCGAAAAAATTGATAATAAAGATGACGGACCTATCGAGATTGTCATCAAACGAAAGGGTGAGGGTTGATGGAGAAAGAAATTAATCCTCGTTTTGACGATTTTCTTTTCGATTGGAGTTGCAAAACTCAACTTTTAGTCGGAGGGTATGGTTCTTCGAAATCCTATCACGTAGCACTTAAAATACTATTAAAATTAATTGAGGAAAAACGTACAGCTCTTGTCGTTCGTGAAGTTTACGATACACATAGAGATAGTACGTTTTCTTTATTTTGTGAGATTATAGAGGACTTAGGGTTAGGTGGCAAGATAAAAACAAGTTCATCACCAATGACAGTTAGGTTTCCCAACGGATCTAAGATTATTTTCCGAGGGATGGATAAGCCTGAAAAGCTAAAATCCATCAACAACATTTCTCTCATTTGGTTGGAGGAATGTAGTGAAATTAAATATGCAGGTTTTAAGGAATTACTAGGCCGTTTACGACATCCAACATTGGCCCTGTTTATTATTCTTTCCACTAATCCAGTATCAAAAGGGAATTGGGTGTATAAGCATTTCTTTAAAAACGAGCTGGAAGACTACTTTGTCTTAGATGATGAGGAACTTTACAAGCAAAGAACCATCATAGTGAACAACACATATTATCACCACTCAACAGCAGATGATAATTTGTTTTTGCCAGCAAGCTATATCGAACAACTTGATGAAATGGAACTATACGATCCTGATCTTTATAGAATTGCGCGTAAAGGGCGTTTCGGAGTTAATGGTGTATTAGTGCTACCGCAGTTTGAGATACAGTCTCATGAACAGGTAATGAATGAAATAGCCAATATTAGAAAACCAATACGAAAAAACGGCATGGACTTTGGATTTGTTGATTCCTACAATGCTTTATTACGCATGGTTGTAGATCATGAGAATAAGTGGCTATACATCTACTGGGAGTATTACAAACGAGGCATGACCGATGATAAAACTGCCGATGAACTTGAGGAAGAAGGGCTCAAGAAATCAATTATTAAAGCTGATAATGCGGAGCCGAAAACAATTGCTTACTACAAGCAGCGAGGCTTTCGCATGTTTGCTTGTAAGAAGCTAACACGTATTGAGAACACAAAGAAGATGAAGCGTTTCAAACGAATCATTTGTTCAGATGCTTGTGTAAATACAATTCGAGAGTTGAAGGAGCTAACATTCAAGAAAGATCCTAAAACTGATGAAATTATTGAAGATGAATTTAATATCGACCCACATACATTTTCTGCAATGTGGTATGGACTAGATGACTATGAAGTAGCAAGTGTGAAAGGTGTCAATTCAAGATAAGGAGGTGGTACAGTGAACGAATACATTGCTTATATCGATGCGAAGGGTGTTACACCTCTATTACTTAATAAGCTAATAGATGAGACAAAAGCTGAACGTAACAAACGATTGCTCAATTACAATCGGTATAAAGCTGAACTATCTGCAGTACCAATTTTAACACGTAAACCAACTGATTATGCTCAAGGTAATGATCATGTGGTCCGTGTTGACGACAAGGTGAACAATACACTTAATAATCCTTTGGATGCTGAAATAGTAGACACCAAGGTTGGCTACATGTTCGGTAATCCAATTTCATACGTAGTAGACAAACAAGCTCAAGGCCTTGATAAATTATCTGAGGTGATTGAGCTTTTTAATTTGCGTAATTCTGTTGATGATCTTGATAGTGAGTCAGGCAAGAAAACAGCAATTTGTGGCTATTCAGCACGACTGCTTTACATTGATACGGAAGGAAATGAACGGGTTACAACAATTGATCCATGGGAAACTATCATTCTTTCAGAAACAGCAGACGTTAGCGAACCAAAATACTCAATGCGATATTTCAAAAGCGCTGAACTAGATGCTGAGGGTGAAAAAGTAGAAATTGAGCAGCTAGTGTTTTACGATGCAACAACTGAAAGACTCTACACTCGCGTTGATACTGATTCACCTTTTGTTTTGAAAGACGAAAGGAAGCACTTATTCGATTATTGCCCTTTATTTGGTGTTCCCAATAATGAAGAGCTACAAGGTGATGCAGACAAGGTGTATAACCTTATCGATGCTTATGATCGAACTCTATCCGATGCATCAAATGAAATTGAACAGTTCCGGTTAGCCTACCTGGTGCTTAAAGGCATGGGGATGGATGACGAAGACGCCAAGAAGGTTGCTCGAACAGGTATCTTTGAGTTGATGGGTGAAGATGATGATATTAAATATCTAACTAAAGATGTTAATGATCAAATGATTGAGAACCATTTAAATCGTTTAGAAGAGAACATCATGCGATTAGCTAAGAGTGTGAACTTCAGCGATGAATCGTTTGCAGGTAATGCAAGTGGAGTGGCTATGAAATATAAACTTATGGCACTTGAGAACAAATGCAAAACGATGGAGAGAAAGTTCACGACTGCTCTTCGTTACCAATTTAAAGTGCTATGCAGTGCATGGGCCAAAAAGGGTATTTGCTCTAAGGACGATTACTTGAAAGTTTGGTATGAGTACAAACGAAACATACCGGTTGATTTACTTTCAGAAGCACAGGCCTCACAAGCATTAAAAGGATTAGTGTCAGAACGTACTCGCCTTTCTAAGTTATCAATTGTTGATGATGTGGAGTATGAACTTGAAGAAATGCAGAAGGATGCTCAATTATATGGTAATGAGCTTGAACCTTTGAATGAGGATAACGAAGTTCCGAAAGAAGATGATGACTCATGAATCAACAGGAAATCAATCGTATCTTAGATGATTTAGAAGCTAAAGCTGAGAGAGACATCGAAGTTGTTTTTGCGCGACGTTTAAAATCTATTCTCGCTCAAATGTTAGAGATGCATCGTAAGTTTGGAAAGAACGGCCAAGCTACTTGGACTGACGTTAATAAGTATAATCGCTTTAACCAAGAGATGAAGTTAATTGCTCAACAGTTAAACGCTGACTACAAAGAGATTATCAAGCTTATACAAGCGTCAGAGGAACGTCTTTACATCGAAAGATACTTATTGTTGGCTTATCTATTGCAGCAGTCTACAGGCGAGGAAATGGGCTTTAAAATACCTTCTGCTGAGGTGATTCAAGCAGCGTTAACTAATCCTGTTGAGTTTTTGACGTTACCAAAGATATTTGAGGCTCATAGAGATGACATTATCAGGCGCTTGAACATCGAGATAGCACAGAGCCTACAAGCTGGTGAAAGTTACACAGACATGGCAATACGAATTGAACAAGCTATGGGATGGACGAGAAAAAAAGCCATTCTAGTAGCTCGTACTGAAGGTGGCCGTGTGAGATCACAGGTTGATTTAGCTATTGAGGAACAGGCGAGCAAGACAGCACGGCTAACTAAAGTGTGGATGTCATCGCTTGATACTAGGGTTCGTAAATCCCATCGTAAGCTAGATGGGCAGAAAGCTGATAAAGATGGCTACTATCATTATGGTAAGTGGAAATCAAAAGCACCAAGGCTATGGGGTATTGCATCAATGGATATTCAGTGCCGTTGCCACACTATTTTTATGGTGAATGGGAAGTTACCAGAGTACAGGAGAGGTAGAAACTACATGGACGATACCTACCAAAAGCAATTGGCTTCTCGTATTGATGGCTATATGGAGGATATGGGGCTGACATATAAACAAGCTTTTAGCAAAGCATACAAAGAGGTAAAACCACCAAGTGTAAAAGTGCCATTTTTGAGTTACGAGGATTGGAGAAAACAATTTATTGCAAACTAAAGTTTGAATATTATAGTTTTCTTAAAAGTAATCAAATTTGTTTTGTATTTAAGTAAGGAAAATTATAGATGAAATATAATCGTGTGGTAAAATAAACCATAATAGCGCATTGAAATAACAGAAAGAACATTTTAATAGGAGGTTGAGTTATGAATGATAAGAAGAATAATAAACTACAAATTTTAGCGATAGTGTTAATGATATCATTATTGGTTGCGGCGTTTGTTATTTTTTACTTAGGTCATTACATGGTGGGTTCTATTTTATTTGTAATTTTTATGCTGATTTTGAATGGTATTAGTAGTTGGAAGAAAATGAAAAATGATGAGTATATGCATATAAAAAATTTTAAAAATAATGAGAAATGGTAACTAAATAAAGAACAACTTATTCTACTTTCAAAACTTACTTTTGTTCTCATATTATTTTAATTTAACTTTATTTCAAATCTACACAAGTCATTCATTTTGAGTGGCTTTTTCTTTTTGTCTTTTTTCTCGCAGACGCTATAAAGAACGAGAGAAAATAAATTTTTGAACAGTTTAGGGGCTTTACGTGGCAACTAAATTGGGCAAGGAGGAAAACATGAAATACAATCCATTCAATCTTAAAACTTTATTACCTTTAGATATTCAAATGCTTGCAGGAGAAGGAGATCCTAATCCGGAGCCAACGCCTGAACCTACACCGGTGCCAGCACCAGGAGGAAACGCTCAAGGGGCTACGTTGACACTTGAATCGGTTCAATCATTTCTAAACGACAATGATGAGGGTAAGAAATGGCTTCAATCATTTGCAGATACTCGAGTAACTGATGCTATTAAAACCTATGAGACTAAAACCCTTCCAAAGAAATTAGAAGATGAGATTTCAAAGCGTTACCCACCAGAATCGGAGGAAGCGAAACAGTTACGTGAGTTAAAGGCACAATTTGAGCAATCTCAAAAAGAAGCTGCACGTGAAAAGCTGTTCAATCAAGCGTTGTCTACTGCTACTGAAAAGAGCTTGCCAGCAAAATTAGTAGAGTTCTTTGTAGGTGATGATGCAGAAAAGACAACGGCTAATCTAGGCATTCTTGAAGCTGAGTTTAATGCTGCTGTTCAAGCAGAAGTGGATAAACGCTTCAAAGATGGTGGAACGCCACCACCACCAAAAGGTGGTCATCCTACTGCATTGACGAAAGAAGCAGTGCTTAAAATGACTCCTGATGAAATCAATGCAAACTGGGATGAAATCGTTAAAAACAAATTACTATAAACCGATTATCGGTAAGGAGGAAATAATAATATGGCAATTACAAACTTTATTCCAACAATTTGGTCAGCTCGACTATTACACAACTTACAAAAATCTTTAGTATTCGGACAAGCTGGTGTTATCAATCGTGATTATGAAGGTGAAATCAAGGCTTATGGTGATACTGTAAAAATTAATGGTATTGGGGCTGTAACAATTGGTGACTATACTAAAAACTCTAATATGGGTGATCCAGAAGAGTTAACAGATCACACTCGCTCACTACAAATTACTGAATCAAAATTCTTCAATTTCCAGATTGATGATCTTGATAAAATTCAACAAAACCCAAAATTAATGGATGCTGCAATGGCTGAGGCTGCTTATGCACTATCTAATGTTGCTGATCAATTTATTGCCTCACATTATGTACATGCTACAAATACTATTGGTACTGATGCTGCACCAATTGAAGTGACAAAGGAAAATGCTTACGAGTATTTAGTGGATCTTTCAACAAAGCTTGATGAATCAAACGTACCAACACAAGGACGTTTTGCTGTTTTACCACCTTGGTTTGAGGGTTTATTGTTAAAAGATGATCGCTTTGTGGGTTCTGGAGCTCTACCGGCTGACGAGCGTTTATTAAATGGTGTAGTAGGACGTGCAGCAGGCTTCTTATTAATGAAATCTAACAATGCTCCTACTGTTGCTGCAGATACTGGAGTGGTTGCAAACTCAAAGATCATTGCAGGACATAATATGGCGTGGACGTATGCTGAGCAAGCCGCACAAGTAGAGGGATACCGTCCAGAAAAACGATTTGCGGATGCAGTGAAAGGGCTTCACCTATACGGTGCCAAAGTGACACGTCCGGAAGCTTTAGCGGTGTTATCAGCTAAACGTCCAGAATAAGGAGGGGTGGTAATACGTGTTAGTTAAAAACTTAAAAACAGATATCACATGGGCGGTCACTGATGAACACAGTGCCCGTCTTTTACGTACTGATGAATTTGAAGAGGTAGAAGCACCAAAATCTAAACGTGCTCCTACTAAGAAGTCTGAATCAGACAATGAAGCAGAGAAGTAGGTGATCTTATGTGGGAACCAACACAAGAAGAAATTGATCAGCTAAAGCAAATGAATAATGTTACAGGAGCTAAGTATGATGGATTTTATCGTGCAATGGCTCCTATTTTATTTGATGTAGCAAAAGACCATTGCAATGGTAAGTGGGAACCGTCAGGAATGCCACAGGGTGTTAGGTTGTTCATTGCTAAAGCCATTCAGTTTAATACTCAAACAACAGGTCTAGCAGGGCGTACAATGGGGACTGTCTCATATAGTTATGATACTGAGTTTCCGAAAGCTATCTGGACTTATTTAAGACCTTACAAAAGGGTGAGATTCCATGCATTACGATGAATTTCCTCATGAAGTTGAAGTAGTTCAGAAGAAGAAAGTATCGGACGGGGCAGGAGGCTTTAAAACAGATTGGCATCCAGTTGATGACTTCGCTGCATTTGTGGATACGCCATCCAGTAAAGAACAGTATTACGCTCAACAGTTAGGCAATCCGTTCCAAAGATATATGTATTATCCCTACAGAACCGATTTAACTTCTAGCATGCGACTTCGCTATGAAGGCGAGATATATGCATTCGCTGGTCGTCCTGAAGATCAAGGTGGTCAACATGAAATCATGCGTGTGGCATTAAAGTTGGTGACTGAATAATGGCTAGGATTACTTATTCAGGTCGCCAATTAATGAGAGCTGCACAAAGGTTTGAAGAAGGTCTGCTGGATAAAGTATCAGACATTGTGTATGAGACAGCAAGACTTATACAAACGCAGGCCAAGGCTCTAGCTCCTGTTGATGATGGTAGCTTGCGAGACTCAATTGAGATGAAGATGCTCGGAAAATACAACGCTGTTGTTACGGTTGGTGTTCATTATGCAATATACATCGAGTACGGTACTGGTATCTATGCTCAAAATGGAAATGGCCGCAGAACACCATGGACATATTTCAGCACAAAGCTAGGACGTTATTTAACGACTGAAGGTATGAGAGCTCAACCATTTTGGGGTCCTGCTGTTGATGCTGGAAGGGATTATTTTGAGACGGAAATGAGGCGATTAGGCTTATGACGAATTATTATGCCTTGCCTTACTTTGAATTACAGAAAGCTATTTTTCATAAGCTAACTGCTTGTGAAGCACTAACGGCAATCACTAGAAAAGATGAATGGGACTTAGGTGTTTATGATGCAGTAGACGAAAACACACCTTATCCTTATGTGACAATATCAGAGCCGTATTCATCACCGAATGACACTAAAACAAATAATATCGAAACCATCACGTTCACCATTCATACATGGTGGAAGGATAATGATGATTATAGTGGCAAACGTATTACTTATGAGATGTTATCTGCCTGTCAGAGAGCTCTAATGACTCGTAATTATATTATTCCGAATGCGGCAGTCTTAAGGGCCGAAAGACGTGAGTCAAGGGTGATAGATGATAATATGCCAGGTGTAAAGCATGGCATTTTAACAATGCAATATATAATTCAAAACATTTAACAGTCCTATGGGGGCTGTTTTTAATTTAGGAGGGAAAAGCTAAATGGCACGTTTAAACGGTAAAGATAGCTTATTGTTAGTACAACCCACTGACAACGCATTAGGTGCAGAGGGTTTTTTAATTGGAGATCAAACCGAACATACACATTCTTATGAGCGTGAGTTAACGGATGAACAAACGAAATTTGGACGTATTTTAGGTCCAGGACAGTTATCAGAATCGCTTGATGTAACTTTTTATGGTAGCACCGATGATCCTGGACAAGCTGCAGTATTAGAGGCCATTCAAAAAGGTACTCAATTAAAGGTATGGGAAGTTGAAAAACACTTAAACAAAAACGGTAAACACAATTCATTGTTTGCTTACACATACGTTGAATCGCTTGAAAAATCAGCGCCTACAGATGGATTCTTAGAAATTTCAGCAACTCTACAGGTTCTGAATACATCTAAACAAGGTGAATTAAATCCTTTACCAGATGACGTACTTAACTTCGGTGATTATGATTTCGAGGCTCCTGGTGAAAAAACTGGTGAGTTTAATGGTGAAGAAACAACAACTCCAGTTGCAGTTACTGGATTATCAGTCAATCCGACAACACTGACAGTCAGTGTAGGTGATACAGATAGTATTGTAGCTAACGTAGTACCAGTGAACGCGACAAATAAATCAGTGACATTTACATCGAGTGATGAAGCAATCGCTACTGTGAATGTGCAAGGTGTTGTAAGAGGTGTAGCAGAAGGTTCAGCTACGATTACAGCAACAACAGTAGATGGTGGATTTACAGCGACAACAGCAGTGACAGTAACTGTATAAACGAACGAGAGAGGGCTACTAAGCTCTCTTTTTTTATTAAAAACAAACAGAAAAGGATGATTATAAATGGCTCAATTATTAATTGGTGAAAACACTCTTACAGCGAAGTTTACTTTTGCATTTAAAAATAAGGCGGATAAAGAATTCAATGATTTAGATGCACAAGGTAACCGTCCAGGTGGCTTTAATCAAATCTATCAAGGCTTATTGCAATTTGATTTAGATGCTTTACGAGCATTTTGGATGTGTGGACTTGCTCATTTGTCTAAACAGCCAAGCAAAGCAGAAATTGAAGCAGCGTTAGAAAAACGAATCGAAGAAGATGGCGATGTAGAACCATTATTCAAAGAAGCCTTCCGCGAAATAGATGAATCGGGTTTTTTCAAAAAAGCTGTCAAGACATATTGGGAGAACTTAGAGCTATTCGACAAGATTGCATCCGAGGAAGAAAAAGAACAAGCAGCAATGGGAATCGAAATGTTGAAAGCAGCGAGAGCCGAATTATTAGGGAACAAACAGACCGAGTTAGTGAAATCCGACAAATCTATCGAGATGCAGCAAGATATTTAAAGGTTTATGATCCAGAGTTAATTCTTTCGTGGCGTCCTAGTGAGTTCCAAGCGTTCTTAGAGGGCGCTAATGAAGCTCGTATTGATCATTATCAAACCTTAGCAGATGCAGCCATGTTTAATCGAGTGGCGACTAATAAACCGCGTATAAATCCTAAACGTGACTTATTTGACGCTGATAAGTTAAGACAAACATCACAACAAAAGGAAATAAGTCCAGAGATTAAGAAACGTCAACACGCAAAAGCAATGGCAGCATTGAAAAATTGGAAGCCATAGAAAGGAGAACGCTATGAACGGAAACTTCACGGCTCGAATAGGGGCTCGGATTACAGAGTTTATGGGCCGTATGAGGCAAGTTCGTGAGACGATTCGCACTTCGGCCAATGATGTACGAGTAGAAATTGGGGCAGATATAAGTCAATTCAACCGTCGTATTGCTCGGGTTCGGGAACGTTTAACTACCCTTGCGCGGGATAAGGTAGTCGTCAAAATCGAGGCACGGATTGAGAATTTCCAAAGAAAAATACAACGTATTGCAACGGATATTCGTGCCTTTGGTGAATTAATGCAGCACACGCTATCTGGCTCATTGATTGCCGTTCTACCGATGATTGCGCCACTAATAGCTAATATCGGAGTAGCTATAGCTAATCTTGGTCCAATGATTGGTACATTAGCTGGTTCTACTTTTGCTTTAGCTGGGGCGTTCGCAAGTGCTGGTGTAGCAGCTGGAGCCTTTGCGGCAGTTGCAATTCCGACTATCAAAAAGTTATTTGACGAGAATGCACAATTAAATGTAGCACAAAAGAACTCTAAAGCCTCTTTTGACAACATGAAATCAACTTATCAGGGCCTTGTAAAAGAAACTGAAAAGCCAGTGTTAAATGCTTTTACAAGTGCAATGCAGGCTACAAATACATTACTTACAAAGTTAAGACCATTGTTTATATCCAGTGCTCAAGCAGTATCAAGCTTGATGACACAACTTAACGAAGCTATTGGTACACCTCCAATTCAAAAGTTCTTAGACTATTTGAATACAACAGGGGCACCAATGTTAAAGACTTTGACAAGATCAATGGGGAATCTCCTTCAAGGTGTATTTTCAATGTTAACGGCATTTGCGCCATTAACAGCATCAACAGCTAAAGGCTTCGAAGAAATGACAGCACGCTTTGCAGAATGGTCAAATGGTCTTTCAGGAAGTTCTAAGTTTCAATCCTTTATGGATTATGTGAATACAAACATGCCAAAGATTCGAGCAATCTTCCGAGATGCTACAGCTGGTATTGTTTATTTCTTCAGTGCATTCGGTGGGTCATCCAGTGACATGATGACAGGACTTGCAAATATGATGGCTCGTTTTAAAGAGTGGTCAGCTAGTCTATCTCAAAACCAAGGTTTCCAAACTTTCCTGTCCTATGTTCAACAGACTGCACCTAGCGTTCTTCAGTTAATTGGGAATCTAGCTAAGTTTCTAGTGAATTTAGGTATTGGGATGGCTCCTGTTGGTACTGGACTAATGAACATCGTAAATAACATCTTAGAGTTCATAAATGAAGGGATGGAAGGCAACCGAGTTATCGGTGTACTTTTAGCTAGTTTTATTTCAATCGGTGGCGTATTGCTAGCAGTTGTACCTAACGTTATTGCGTTCAGAGAACTTTTTAAAGGGCTAGGACCTGCTATAACAGGCGGAGTTGGTAAAGCATTAAAGGCTGTTGGTGGGTTGTTCACTAATTTTAGTGGCACTATGGCAGCATTAGGGCCTAAAGTTATGGCATTTGCTAAGAGCTTCGGGAAATCATTATTAGGTCCTATCATAAGCCCAGTTGGTTTAGTAATTTTAGCTATAGTAGGGTTCATTGCAATATTAGTGCGTTTATATCAAACAAACGATAAATTCCGAGCTCAAGTTCAAGTTGTTTGGTCAGCAATTAAAACAGGTATATCAGTTGCAGTAACTGCGATCAAAGACTTAGTAATGTCGGTTTGGACACAGATCACAACATTTTGGAATGAAAATCAAGAAAGCATAAAGTCAACTGCATCTACTGTTTGGAATACCATCGGTAATGTTGTAACAACAGTTATGTCAGCCATTGGTGCTATTATGCAGTTTATTTGGCCGGTCGTTAAAGCTTTAATCGTATCAACTTGGGAGGCTATAAAAAACGTTATCCAAGGTGCGATTAATATTATTTTAGGCATCATTAAAACGTTCAGTGCTTTATTTAAAGGTGATTGGCAAGGTGTCTGGGATGGCATTAAACAGATTGTTGGTGGAGCATTACAAGCAGTTTGGGGTGTTGTTAACCTTTACTTTATAGGTAAATTACTTGGCCCATTAAAGGCATTCGGTTCAACCGCCAAGACGTTCTTACAGGGAATTTGGACTGCGATCAAAGGAATCTTCACTAATACATTAAATGCCATAAAAAGTATTGTAACTTCCACGTTTAATGGAATCAAAACTACCATTACTTCGATATGGAATGGAATTAAGTCATTCTTTACCACAGTTTTAAACGGTATCAAGACTGTTTTCACAAGTGTTTGGCGAAGTATTGCCTCATTCCTAGATAATTTGTTTTCAAGCATTTCGGGTCTTGTACGTGCAGTTTGGAATGGTATTAAGAGTGTTATTTCAAGCGTTTTAAATGCCATAGCTAATGTTGTTAAAAGCATTTGGAATGGTATTAAGAATTCAATTACATCTATTCTTAACGGTATTAAATCAACAATAGAAGCCATTTGGAATGGCTTTAAAAATATTGTTACAACAGCAATGAATAATGTCAAAACTGCTATTGTTAATGGTTGGAATGCAGCTAAATCGTTCTTGCAAAATATCAGTCTAGTAAGTATTGGTCAAAATATTGTAGCTGGATTGGTTACTGGGATAAATAACTGGTTCGGAAAAGTAAAAGCGAAAATTGCTGAACTTGCTGAATTATTGCCAGCATGGCTACGTAAAAAGCTTGGTATACATTCGCCTTAACTTTTAGGGCTTTCATTACTGAGAGGTAGTGTCAAAACGAGTTAAATTGCTGGGAAATCGTAAAGCTGGTGTAACTACAACGTGACTGGAAACAGTGAGCGTGAACGTGGTCGAAAGACAGAAAAAATACACTAGATGACATACGGTGAAATAAAAGCGCAAATAGCGTCCTAAGTGTCGAATAAATTGATAATCAGCAGCCAAATATCCGTGTAGGATAAGGTTCAACGACTGTAATACTCGGTGTGTTACATTGTAACCACATTGGACAGTCTACTCCCTATATTTAAATATCGGGAAACCGAGGGTATAAAGGTCAAGAGTTATGGCTAAGGTCTCTAAGTGGATTCCAGCAGGTGTTGCTACTGGTATCTACAACAGTCTGGACTATATTAAGAAATCTGCTGAGGCAATGTCCAGAGCAGCTATACCGAATTTCCAGCAAACAGTACAAGCTACAACAAACATGATGGATAGCGCTAAGAAAATCCTTGCTTCGAAAACCAACGAAATCGAAAAGGAAATTAAAACAGTCGAATCAGAGTATGCGAAGAAAAAGGCAGAGGCTACTAAAAAGTCGAACAACAAGATAGCTGAGATTAATGCTAAAGCTAATGACAAAAAGAAAAAGCTAACAGCTGCTCAACAACGCCAAATCTTGAAATTGCATGATGATGAAAAATCGGCTCTTGAAAAGATCGAAAAAGAAAAGGCTAAAAAGATTGATGCTATTCGCGCTAAGTCTGCAAAAGAGCAGTACGACAAACTTAAAGAATATGCAGAACATCAAGTAGGGTTAGAGAAGTGGTCTACTAAGGAGCAAGCTGCTTACTGGCAGTATGCGACTAGTCTGTTCAAAGAAGGTACAGAAGAACGTATCAAAGCTCAAATCGAGTACAACAAATCGATGGCTGAGTTAACTACAGAGCAATTCAATAAAGAAAAGGACTACGTTGAACGCCGTAAAAAGTACAACTTGATGTCGTTGACTCAAGAGCTCGCTGCATACGAAAAGTATGTCAAAGCCTATAAGGTTGGTAGTGAGGAACGCATTTACTACGAGGATAAAATTGCTGAGACAAAGCAAGCCATCCACGACCGATTAATGACGTTAAACGAGGAATACATTAGCAAAATTAAAGATGTGCAACAGGCTGAAATTGATGGAATCAAGGAGCTCCAAAAAGCTTATCAGGATGCTGAGGATGCTCGCGCTAAAGAGATTGCTAATGCGATCAGTATCTTTGATGAATTTGAGCGTAAAACAGATGTATTTGGTTCTAAGCTAATAGAAAACCTACGCAGCCAAGTAGACGCAATGCGCGATTGGGCAAATGATCTTCAAATGTTAGCAGCTAAAGGTGTCGACAAAGGCTTGATTGCAGAGCTACAAGCAATTGGACCAAGTGCTCAAGCAGAAATTGCGGCACTAAACAAGCTAAGTCTTGGTGAATTGAATGAGTACGAAAATCTTTGGAAAGAAAAAACACAGATTGCTAGAGAACGTGCTCAATTAGAGTTAATAGGTCAACGAAAAGACATGACAGATCAAATTGAAAAGCTCCAAACAGAAACAAAATCTAAGCTAGAGCAATACCAAACCGAATGGGTTGAACAAATCAAACAAATCCGAGAAGGTACGAAAAATGAATTTAACCCGATGATCAGTAGCATGAAAGAGATTGGAATCAACGCTATTGAAGGTTTACGTAATGGACTAGCTAGCCAAGTGCCAGCTTTACAGGCACAAGCCAATGAAATAGCCAACACAATCGACAAAACGATTCGTAAAGCGTTGCAAATCAAATCACCATCAAGGGTCCTCGAAAAGTCAGGGGTATTTTCCGGACAAGGCATTATCCAAGGACTCGCAAGCACGAAAGGTATGTTAGAAAACACAGTCAAAAGCTTAACAGATATAATGCAGACTGAAATTTCAGCAGCATCAATTGGGTTGTCTACAGCTCTAAATGGTGGTATGGATTCACATTTATTAAACAGCTACGAGCTAACATCAAGCCAAGATCAAATCGGAGTATTAAAACAGATTGCTGCATTAATTAGCAAACTGGATTTTGTTGTGGAATTAGATGGGGATGTAATTAGTGAATATGTTGATAGAAACCAAAGCAATAGGGTGTCGTCAAGAAGAACAACTATAGGTAAAGGGGTGTAGTCAATGGACACATTAATCGAATATATGACAGGGGCTACACTCTCTCTTGTTAAAGAGGGTTATATCACACAGGATTTATTAATTAGACCTATCGAACAAAAAGCTTCAAGTGTTGATGTGGATGGGCGACCAGGGGTAGTACGAGAATCCCTGAACCACGGAACAAGGGTAATCATCTTGTCTGTTATGTATATAGCTTCAGATGAATTAGATTTTGCTCTAAGACGCGATAAATTGTTTTCAATTTTTAGCAACTTGGAGCCTTTTTATATCTACGAAGGACGGCCGACCTATAAGACTAGTACTTATGAGTTCGAATTGCCAGGGCAAACATGGGGCGAGAATCAACAGTTACCAACCAATATCGAGATATTAAGAGGTAAACGATACAAAGTGATTCGTACCAATATGAATGAGGTTGAACAAAATGGATTGTTAGGAAAGGTTGATATTGAGTTTGAGACCTATCAATTACCTTTTGCTGAATCCTCAGGTACTACCCTAGATGCGCGTACCTTTGATAAAGAGACGTGGCAAACAGGGCAAGGGTTAATTGCTGTGGATCCAACAACATTAAAATATATATTCCAAAACGAAACGGCTTTTCAAATTTACAACGCTGGTGATGTGCCACTAAAAACTAACTTGCGAGACATGCTCTTTGAAATAGAGTTCCGGGGTGCTAGTGCTAATCTAAGTATCAGGAATACCACGAACGATACGCAATGGCAATACAACGGTTCTAGTGGTGCTAATGATGTAATTAAGCTTGAAACACCTACTAGATTTACTAAAAACGGTAGCAGTATTTTCAAAGATACAAATCGAAAAGTGTTGGTACTAAATCCAGGTTGGAACACCATTCAAATTACTGGTGCATCACAATTTCTAATATCATTTAAATTCAAATTTTATTACAAGTAAGGAGGGCTACAATGGCACGTATGCGTGAAATCGGTGCTTCCTTGGATAAAGGATACCGTGACGATTTAAACTATAATTTTGGGCTGTTAGAAGCCTTAATCGGTGAAGCCAATGGTTTGACCGATAACTTGAGAGAGGAAATGCTCGGAAAGATAAATAACCTTCAGCAACAAATCGATATGCTGACTGGTGAGAATATTGGGGAATTACTAGAGCGCCTAAATGATTCCATTCAACAAGCGTTAACTGCAGCACAAGAGGCTAGAACAGCTAAAACAGCAACGGAAGAAGCTACAGCATTAGCTACAACAGCCACAGAATTAGCGAATGCTAGTGCTTTGCTTGCAGAAGAGAAAGCTAATTATGCGAACGAAAAAGCAGTACTCGCTCAAGAGGCAGCAGATAACGCCAACCAAGAGGCTTCGAACTTATCGCAATTAAAGATTGATGTTGTTCAAGCTACTCAAGATGCAAATACAGCAACAGGTAAAGCAAATCAAGCGACACAAGCAGCACAGACAGCTACTGATGCAATAAATGTAGTTTTACCAAATGTAACAGGGTTAGTGAATCTAAAGGAATGGTCCATAGAAACACAGTACAAAAAGAACAATTTTGTCACATTAGAAGGTAACGGCTATATGGCCTTGCGTGATAATAAAGGTGTAAAGCCACCGTCATTCCCTGTACTTTCGAATGCTGATTGGGCGATGTTTGTCCAAAAGGGAGAAAAAGGAGAGCAAGGAACTGGGGTAAGGATTTTAGGCACCCTGCCAGATGAAAGTGCTTTACCACCTCTTGGAGAACCAGGAGATGCCTACTTAATTAACGGTGACTTATATGTGTGGTCAGATACTACAAATGACTGGACCAATGTTGGTACCATTAAAGGTCCAAAAGGTGATATTGGACCTCAAGGACCGCAAGGTGAACAAGGACCCCCTGGACAGGATGCTGATCTCACAGAAGTGAATCAAGAAATAGCAAATTTACAGCAAACTGTAACAAACAATCAGCAAGTGGTTACTGAACATTTGGGACAAAGTGTAGTAAGTGAACAAGGTGCACATAAGTTACGCTATTTTAATGATAAATTGGAAGTTAACATCGGCTCTGTATGGAATAAAATCAAGACAGGAGTTGAAATTCAAGATTACTCAACAGGCCATTTAAATGATTTAAAAGAAACTGGTTTCTATTTTTCAAAAGGAGCATCTGCGACAAGGGGATTCCCTATGAATGATGCTACTGGCGACATATTCATTGATATTTTCTCTGTTGGTGACGCTATCACTGTCCAAACGGTTTATTGGTATGATAACGCTACTTTTAAAGCAGTGAATCAGAGAGTGATAAGAAATACCGACATTGGAAATTGGACGTTATTGCCAACGGTAATGACTAATAATTTAAACAGTACTTCTTCATACGAAGTTGCATCAGCTTATGCGTTGAAAATGGTTAATGATGCGAAAGCTGATAAAGCACACGGAGGTAGTCTTACTCCTACTGGATCTAACGGTTGGAATACCTCTAACATCACTTATTTTAAAGATAGTTTCGGAATAGTTCATGTGAATTTATACGCTTTATCAGGCTCAACTTCAACAGGTACTATTATAACTACACTACCTGTTGATTATAGACCTGTATCAAATCGTTGGTTTTCGGTAACGGCTTATAATAGTAGTTTTGTTACAAAATCATGTTCTTTGGCTGTAAGGACTAACGGTAACATAGTGCTTGATACTACGGGAGATAGTGTTATTGTCGGGTACTTATCATTTCCGACTGTTTAAACATCACATAAAAAAAAGGGAGGAAATTAAGTGGAACAGATTCAAACTCCACACGGTATTTTCACTAACAATGAGTTCACAAAACAGTCTGCTCAAGAAGTTTATAATCAATGGTTGGCTGATAAAGATACGCCACCGTTGCTAACACAAGAAGATTTCATGCTCGATTTAGAGTTTCGCGTAACGGTCTTAGAGTTGGGAATACAAAATGCTATAAAAGGAGATTAAAACATTATGACAACTTACACATTATGTTTATCAATGATTAATCGTAAAACGTACAAAAGCAAAGAGGATATGCAATTTAAGCTTGATGTATTTTTTGCGGGGGATCGCATCGACGAAGCGCAATATAACGAACTAATTGCAATAGTAGTTGCTCAGTAATCGTTCCATATTGTTCAGTAAGCGCTACTCTATTGAGTAGCGTATTTTTATTAAATTTGAATACCAGGAAGGAGCTTTATAATGGACGAAATAGTATTAAATGAATTAAAAGAAGTAAAAGAACTGCTCCAGGTTGTTATGAGTAGCCAAGAGCAGAATGAAAATCGCATTATTCAAATGTTATCAAATATAGAAGGACGCCTATATTCTATTGAGGAGAGTACAACCTGGATAAAAAATGGCGGTAATTATCTTGGTGATGCAAAAGGATCTGCGGGTGTACCAGGATTATAAAAACAACTCTGAAATTTCGAGTATGGAAGCGCTACTCACACCGAGTAGCGTATTTTTATTACGAAAGAAGGTGAAGCGATGCTATCAATCACTAACTATGAAGGTAGTTTAACAGAGGCTTTGGTATGCAGAGGCAAGCCAATTGTAAGAAAAAACATCGATGGTGTCTTTGAACTGACCTTGGATGCAAGTGAAAGTGATAATCCACATTCATTTAATTTGATTGCAGAGGAAAGTATCGTCGATGCTGGAGGATTTCAATTTAGGATAAAGCAACTGCAACGGAAATCCCGAGGAAATGTGAAGTCAGTTCTTGCACAGCATATCTTTTTCGACAACATCTGGCGAAGACAAGAGGGCACCAACGGAGGACATAAAACCTTAAATGAATTCGCTACTTTTGCATTGCGGAATACAAACTGGACCTTCACAAG